AAAGACGGTAAAATTGAATTATTCGAAGGTTCTGAAAATTTCAAACGTGACTTTATTCATATTGAAGAAGCGGTTAATATTACAATAAACTTAATGGGTATCTCTAGAAGTGGAATATATAACGTAGGGACAGGTAAAGCTCGTTCGTTTGTAGAATTAGCAAAAGACGAATTGGGTATTGACGAAAAGGATATTAATTATATCCCAATGCCTAAAGAATTAGAAGAACATTACCAGAAATTTACAGAAGCAAACCTAAGAAGATATCATGCTATTACTGGAGATCGGACTCATAAAGTCTGACTATCTCCTGGACGAATACGGTAATTATCTTCAATAGAATCTTTAGATGAAACTTCCATAATTACTGTATTGTCTTCTAAACAAGTTACTTGATGAGGGGTGAATGGTTCAATACGAATCTTCTCCCCTTTTTCAATTATAACGAATGTAGTCGAAGAATCACTCAAGTCCATCAATTCAACTTTGATACTACCACTCAGGATCTTCCACGTTTCATCTTTTATTTTATGAAAGTGCATAGAGGACTTGTGTCCTTTCTTTTCAAAGTGCAACTCTTTCATACAATACAAATCGTTGCTCTCGATAATTTCTTCGTGTCCCCAACCTTTTTTAATTATCATTCTTAATCCTCTTAATTGTATTTGTTGTACTCTTTCCTTCTATCGTAGGAAATATAACAACTTCATTAACTATATCAGAACCAACAACAGTATCAACTGTGTAGTCACCCCCTTTCACTATCACGTCTGGTTTCAATTCTTTAATCAATTCTATCGGAGTATCTTCGTCAAATATAACAACTTCATCTACACCGTCTATTGCTTCTAAAATTGTCTTTCTATCATACATATTATTAATTGGTGTACGTTTAATCCTTGCAACAGAGTCATCACTGTTAATACCAACTATAAGTCTATCTCCTAATTTAGATGCTTCTTTTAATAATGCTATATGTCCACTATGTATAATGTCAAAACAACCATTAGTAAATACTACTTTTTCAATAACATCTTCATACTTAGGAACAGATGTGCCGACTTTGCCTACCACTATTCCTGCGGCTCTATTTGCCTTTCGCATTGCTTCTTCAATTCCTTCGTGAAGAAATGAGGCAAATGTTGCTATTACAGTATCACCAGCACCAGTCACATCAAACACTTCTTTTGCTTCTGATTCTAATGTAATGGTTTCTTCTTTATCAATCCACATCATTCCATCTGCGCCTAGTGTAACCAATAAACCGTTTAAATCTAAATCATTGATAATATTTCTTGCGGTTGAAACAGTAAATTCCCCATATGCTTCTTCAAACTCTTTTTTATTAGGAGTCAAACAATAAGCACCACTATACTTTTCCCAGTCTGTTCCTTTAGGGTCTACGATTACAGGACACGAAAAGTCCATAATATAGTCAAGATACTCTTTACAAAGTGTTCCTTTATTATAGTCAGAAACAATAATAATATCAGGGGTTTCTTGTATTACTGTATTTTGAGGATATGTTATATTTCCGTGGTCCACACGAACTAATTGATGTCTGCCTGACATAATTCTTATTTTAGAAATAGTCTTATTTTCGTAAGAATAACTAAGGTTAAATTTGACGTCTTTTTCACTCAATTTCTTAGTCACGATAATGGAGGCATTATCATACCCTGCACACCCGTATATTGTCGTTCTCGCATTAAATACTCTTGTCGTGACCGCAACGTTAGCTGCTCCTCCAAGTACGTGAGAAACGGAGATATCGTCTACTATGGGGACAGGTGCTTCGGGTGATATTCTATTACTAGTGCCATACCAGTATTCGTCTAACATTACGTCGCCTATTACGACAATAGTCTTTTTATTCATTCACAGATTCCATTTTATATAAATATAACAAATTCGTTAATATATATAAATGAAAGATTATGGCAAAATTACAATCAGCAACAGACTTAAAAGAATATGCATATCGTAGGTTGGGATATCCAAAGGTAGAAATACAAGTGGATGATACTCAGGCGATGGATAGAATTGACGACGCTATTCAACTCTTTGTAGAAAGACATTTTGATGGTGTTGAAGAAAAGTACATTACTATCACGTTTGATGCTACAGACGAAGCAAATCAATACTTAACGTTAAATGATGATATTGTAGCAGTGACGCGTATTTATGAACCAGGACGTTATTCTTCAGAAGCAATGTCTGATGTTCGTTATAAAATTATGTTTGACCAAATGTTCGATATGACTAAAGTTAGTATGCAATACTACGAAATGACTATGCAGAACTTGTCAATGATTTCTGACTATTTCAACCCTGATAGAACGTTTACATTCAATAAAGCAAACAACCGTTTATACTCTCATTCTGGTACTATTTTAGGTCCATCTTGTAAAGTTAAAGGAGTTTGTTCGGACGCATCAATTACAACAGAAGCATTATGTGTATCACCTGCAACTTGGACTGCATATTCAACTGAATCAATTTGTACCACAGCCGGAGAATTATGGTACGAAGGAAGTAAAATGATGATTCGTGCATTTGTTGGATTATCTCCAGACACTGGAACTTCATATGCACTTGATGTATATAACGATGAGTGGATTAAGAAATATACAACTGCATTGATTAAAAAGCAATGGGGTTCTAATATGAAACAATTTGATGGTATGCCGCTTCCAGGTGGTATTGTTGTCAATGGTCAACAGTTATGGGACGAAGCAAATGAGGAAATTCTTAGACTAGAAGAACAATTCTCACTTGAATACGAAATGCCAACAAACTTTTTAGTAGGGTAATAAAATGGGAATGTTTGACAATATGTCCCAATCTACAATGATTAAGGATATGGTAGAAGAAATAGTAGAAGTCATAGGATTTTCTGCTAAGTATCTTCCACGCAAATATAAAAACTTAGACCCAGTATTTGGAGAAGATCCTACGTCTCATTTTGATACAGTTTGGTCATTGAATATTCTTGTAGATGATTATCAGGATTACGGTGACGTGGGTGACTTCTACTCTAAATTTGGTGTACAAGTGACTGATGAAATGAAAGTCACATTTACTAAGAAAGCATTTGCAGAACAAACAGTAGCAACTGACGACGATACTCCTATTGCTGGTGACTTATTATATTTTGGTGGACTTGAGGCATTATTTGAGGTAACATTTGTTGGAAACGATTCTTCGTTCTACCCAACACCTGATGGACCACAACACGTTTGGCAGTTAAATCTCAAACCTTGGGAATACGGACACGAAGATATTGATGTTACTGATACAGAAATTACTGGTTTAGAAACAGAGATTCAAGCTGCCGTTACAAATGAATTGGGCATTCCTGATTGGGACGTTTTAGATGACGATGTTCTTAATTTTGAAGAAATGAACCCATTTGGAACAATAGGATAATATTATGTTTGGTACTACTTTCTATCACGCAACTACACGTAAACTTATTGTTGCCTTTGCTTCAGTATTTAACAACATTCATGTTCAAAGAAAAGATGGTGCTAATATTACAGACATCAAAGTTCCTATTGCGTATGAGTCTCAAAAGAAATACCTTGCTAGATTAATTAAAGATACTAAAAAGAATAGACAAGTCCCACGTATGGGGTTTATTATGAATGGTATGGACATCGATTTAACCCGTGCGGGAAATCAGATGAATGTATATACATATGACCATGGTACGGATACAAATAAAGCAGCTAAACATTTTTCCCCTATTCCATACAACTTTAATTTTACATTAGATATTTATGTAGATTATATGGACGATGGTCTTCAGATTATTGAACAGATTGTACCATACTTTCAACCAGACTTTAATGTCGTTATTGAGGAAGTTCCTGTATTAAATATTGAACGTGATGTACCTATTTCGTTAGAGAGTGTCACGATGACAGACGAATTTGAGGGTGATTTTGGTGAGCATAGAATTGTAAATTGGACATTAGAATTTGTGATGAAAGGTCATATGTATCCACCTATCACAGATGGTGAAGTTATTAAAGAAATTAGTATGAATTACAAGTTCGCAGATGCGGAGGGTGATTTTGATTTATCAAACACACCTATTATAGAACAAGTTAAAGAATCAGTAGACCCATTGATCGCAGAACACCACGACGTATGGACTACTAAAGTTATGGTTGGTCATCCAGACGACCCTAACGACGCAACAGATGTTGACACAATGAGTGAAGTAGATTGGCCAGTAGATTAATTATGAGATTATATTATGACAAAGAAAACAGTAGCAGAAAAACTTAATGACGAATTAGGGTTAGCAGAAGATATTATTGCTGAGTTTCAACACCCAGAAGATGTTGTTGTTGAAGAAGTTGAAGTGTTAAGTTCAGGGAAAGAACGTGGACTAACACCAAGAATTGAAGTTGATTCAAATCCAACAACTGGTGATTTAAGTGAAGATTATCGATACGTTAGAGATAATCTCTATAATTTAGTGGAACGTGGAAACGAAGCACTAGATGGTATTATAAGTTTAGCAAAAGAAATGGAACATCCAAGAGCATACGAAGTTGCTGCTGGATTGATAAAATCTGTAACTGAATTACAGATTATGAAAGGGGAAAAACCCAGCGGTAACACGACCACGCATAATAATCTTTATGTTGGGTCTACTGCTGAATTACAAGCAATGTTAAAAGGCAAAGACCTAAAATAAAGAGAGTTACTCATGGAAAAGAGAGTTAATAGTTTAGAAACTGATTTAGAATTACTGAAGAAGGACATGTCAGCATGTCAAGCTAGTATTAGGCAGGATATCAATCACCTGAAAGATACTAGAGCAGAATTGCCAAGCTGGTTAAAGAACTCAGCAGTGGGTATTATATTTGCTATCTTTTCTCAGACAATTGCATCGGTGTGGTGGGCATCGCAGATATCATCAGGACAAAATAATATGGCATTACAAGTAGCTGCCAATACTACATTTATCAATAACTGGCCAGATAAACATAACGAAGTTATGATAAAACTTACAGAGATAACAGTTGATAATAAAAATATGAAGTCAATGCTTCATGAAATTAAAAAATTACAAAACAATGACCATTATATTATATTATGGCAAAAACGATATATCTAGGAAACCCAAACCTCAAACGTCAAAACGTAGAAATTGACTACACTGAAGAGCAGATTAAAGAATATGTAAAGTGTAGGGACGACCCTATCTACTTTATCAGAAATTACATTCATATTGTAAACCTCGATAAAGGATTAATTAAGTTTGATTTATATCCATTTCAAGAAAAATTAGTCAACGTATTATACAAAGAACGTTTCACAATTGTGAAGTGCCCACGTCAGTCTGGTAAATCCCAGACCAGTTTAGCATTTATGCTTCACTACGTTTTATTCAATGACCAAAAACAAATTGCTATTCTTGCTAATAAATCAGCAACTTCGAGGGAACTTCTTGGTCGTCTTCAAATGGCATACGAAAAGTTGCCTATTTGGTTACAGCAAGGGGTAATGGAATGGAATAAAGGTTCTATTGAACTAGAAAACGGTTCTAGAATAATGGCAGGTTCTACTTCTTCAAGTTCAATTCGTGGTTATTCATTCAACCTAATCTTCCTTGATGAGTTTGCATTCGTACAACAAAACATGGCAGAAGACTTCTTCCGTTCAGTATATCCTACAATTTCATCTGGTACAGACTCTAAAGTAATTATTGTATCTACACCAAATGGTATGAATCACTATTATAAAATGTGGTTAGATGCCGTTGAGAAAAGAAACACATATCACGCATTTGAAATTAATTATTGGGACGTTCCTGGTAGAGATAAAAAATGGCGTGAAGAAACAATTGCTAACACTTCTGAAGAACAATTTAAACAAGAATTTGAATGTGAGTTCTTAGGTTCTGCTGGTACATTAATATCGCCAGCTAAACTACATGCTTTAGTAATGAGAGACCCAATTTATAGAAAAGACGGATTAAAGGTATATGAAGAAACAATAGAAGGACATGCTTATGTTATTGCTATTGATGTTGCGGAGGGACGTGGTCAAGACTATTCTACTATGAATATTGTAGATGTATCAGAGTTGCCGTTTAAACAGGTGGCAACGTACAGGTCAAATGAAATTAGTCCTCTCCTCTTTCCTCATTATATTATGACAACTGCCGAAGCATACAACAACGCAACGGTCATTATCGAGTCTAATGGTCCTGGTGCGGAAGTGGCAAACATTCTTCACTACGACCTAGAGTATGACAATACTATCAACGAATCTGGGGTTCATAATAAACTTGGTCGAAAAATGACCAGTAGAATTAAAGCGATTGGTTGTTCTAACCTAAAGGATTTAATAGAACACGATAAAATATTAATTAACGATATGGACACAATATCAGAATTATCAATGTTTGTGGTTAAGGGTAAATCCTGGGCTGCTGAGGGTGGAGGGCATGATGATATGGTTATGGGTCTTGTTATGTTTGGTTGGTTATCAACACAAGTAGAATTCAAAGAATTGACTGATATGGAATTAAGGGTTAGATTATACCAAAATAAAATAGACGAGATTGAACAAGACTTAACTCCGTTTGGTTTTATTGATGACGGTATTGACGAAGATGAAGTTCTTGTTGAGGGTGGTGAGGTTTGGACTAATATAACGAATACTGGGAATATGAGGTTTTAAAAACTCAGATTTTATAAATAATAGTATCGAAAAAAGGTTTTTTCGACAATTTATTTTTTATTTAATATAGGAGAATGACAATGGGATTTCAATTAAGTCCAGGCGTTCAAACGAAAGAAATCGATTTGACCACGTCTATCCCTGCAGTTGCTACCAGTTTAGGTGCTACAGTTGGTCGTTTCACATGGGGACCCGTAGATGAAACATTTCTATGTAACTCTGAGAACGATCTAGTTAATGTCTTTGGCAAGCCAACTAATGATACATATCCTGCATTTTTAAGTTCTGTAGCATTTTTGAACTATGCGAATTCACTTCAAGTGGTTCGTGTAGTTGATGCAACAGACACTAACGCATCTGACGCAGGTGGCGCAGTACTGATTAAAAACGCAGACGATTTCGAAACACAAAAAGCTTCTGGTGCTTTAACAGAATCTTTCTATGCAAGATACCCAGGAACATACGGAAATAGTATTTCAGTAGAAATGAGCGATGGAACTTCATGGGCCACTTGGACCTATGCTGGTTCTTTTGACGTAATGCCTGATGCTACTAATAATGAAGTTGCGGTTGCTATCGTAATTGACTCAGAAGTGGTTGAATCGTATTTAGTTTCTAACGTTGAGGGCACAAAAGATACATCTGGTAATAACATCTTCATGGATGAGAAAATCAACAAAATGTCTAAACTAATTTGGTCAGTTGCAGCTAATGTAACTCCAGCAGTTGCGACTACTACCTTTACTGGTGGTACGAGTAATGCAATTGGTATGGATGATTATAAACTAGGTTGGGATTTGTTTGCAAACGCTGCTGAAGTGGACGTAAACTTACTAATTGCTGGTGGTGTTACTAACGAAGCGAAAGCAACTGCATATGGTGTACAAAAGTACATGGCAGAAGTAATTGCTGATGTTCGTAAAGACTGTATGGCAATCTGTTCTCCTGCTAAAGAAGATGTATGTTACGTTGGTGGTGCAGCAAATGCTGTTACTAACGTTATTGCTTCTCGCACCGATGTTTCATTTAATGTTGCTTCTTCGTATGCTACTATGGATGCAAACTACAAGTACACGTATGACAAATATAACGATACATATCGTTGGATTGGTTTTTCAGCGGATGTTGCTGGTCTTATGGCTAACACTGATTCTGTTCGTGATTCTTGGTGGTCGCCTGCTGGTCTAACTAGAGGTCAAATTAAGGGTGTTGTTAAATTAGCATACAACCCTAATGAGTCACAGAGAGACGAGTTGTACAAACTTCCTAACGGTATTAATCCAATTGTGTCGTTCCCTGGACAGGGTACTGTACTTTGGGGTGATAGAACTCTAATGACAAAGCCTTCTGCATTTGACAGAATCAATGTTCGTAGATTGTTTATCGTTATCGAAAAGGCAATTGCTATTAGTGCTAAAGGATTCTTGTTTGAATTCAATAATGCATTTACTCGTAATAACTTCAAAAATATTGTTGTTCCATACCTTTCGGGGTTACAAGCACGTCAAGCAATGATGGATTTCCATGTTGTGTGTGATGGTAGTAATAATACTGACGAAGTAATTGATGGAAATCAGTTTGTTGCTAGTATCTTTATTAAGCCTTCTAGGTCTATTAATTTCATTACTTTGAATTTTGTTGCTACCAAATCTGGTGTAGCATTTGCTGAAGTAATCGGACAAGTATAAGGAGAACGGATATGAATATTTCAAACTTTTCAAATCAAACGAAAAAAGGCGATTATGCACATAGTAATCTGTTCAAGGTTATATTACAAGGAGACAATGAATCTGAGTTTATGATTAAGGCATCTTCAATTCCTGCTACTACAGTTGGTATGATTGAAGTTCCTTACTTAAACAGAAAGATTAAAGTTCCTGGTGATAGAACTTTTGCCGATTGGACTATTACGGTAATTCAAGACGAATCGGGTTCGGTTCGAGAAAAATTACTCGAATGGCAGGCGGAACTTCAACAGTTTCACGCTTGGCAGAGTACGGACAAAGGTGCACCACAACCAGCTCATAGAACTATGGTTGTATCTCCAATGGGTAGAACTGGAGGACAGGGCGGCAAACCGGCTGTTATTTCTGGTTGGCCTACTGAGATCGGTGCTATCGATCTAGGTTGGGAAACTGCTGATACGATTCAAGAATATACTGTAACATTTGCAGTGACTTGGTCTACTTCAGCATAATTAACTGTTATAAATATTGTTATAATATTAAAAACAGTTAGGATATATAATGGAACTATTCGGTTATAAAATTGAAAAACAATTAGGTTCGTCGTCACAAAAGAGTTCAAGTTCTTTTGTGCCGCCGGATTCACTGGACGGTTCCACTGTTATCAACGGAGGAGGTATAAACGCCTACTCCACCAATTTTGACG